ACATAAAGTATGATATCTCCTATCCTAATTATAAACTACGCACATTTAAAAGTCAAATAAATATTTGCCAAGGGGACAAATATGGATTTAAAAAGTGTTGTCAAAGCTGCTGCCACAGGTGCTGCTGTAGGTGCCGCCACTGGCCTGTTAGGTGGTATATCAGGAGCACTGGGTAGTTTAGGTTCTTTATCAAGTTTTGCAAGTAGTCTAAGAAGTAAAAGTATTCCCCTAAATGGAGACAGTTTTGCTCCAAAAGCAGTTACAACTGCTCAAAGTGGATCAGGTGATGATCCAGCTGATTGGCGTGTACGATTAAGTTTTCCTAGTGGTGTTATACCTTTTGCTTCTAGTCCATTATTTACCCCGCTGATTAAAGCAGGTGGTATGGTATTCCCCTATACTCCCACAATCAGTATCAATAGTTCTGCAAGTTATACAGAAACCCCTGTGACTCATAATAATTTTGCCTTTATCAGTTATGCTAACAGTAGAGTAAGTGATATTTCAGTTTCTGGGGATTTTTATGTAGAAGATGCAGTTCAAGCTCAATATTGGTTGAGTTGTGTGCATTTTCTACGCAGTGTGACCAAAATGTTTACTGGCGATTCAAGTATGGCTGGCAATCCGCCTATAATTTTATATTTTAATGCCTATGGTGACTATGTTTTTAGAGATGTGCCAGTAGTAGTAAAAAGTTTCAGTTTGACATTGCCTAAAGAAGTTGATTATATTACTACCAATATGACCAACCCACCAGCAGCAGCAGAAGGTGGATTTGCCCAAGATAACACAAGCAGTATAGGTGGGATGGCTCAAAAATTAGCCAATGTGACCAGTGCTGCTGGACTAACGCAGGCAGCTAATGTATTAAAAACTGTAAGTAATGTAAGTAAAATGTTTAACGGCGGCAGCAAAAGTACTCCACAAAATAATGGGCCCATAAGTTCAAAAGGCGGTAATGATGATAGTCATGTGCCTACTCAAAGTACACTTAGCATTACTCTATTACCTATCTATAGTAGAAACAGAGTTCGCACATTTAACCTAGAAACATTCCTTAAGGGCGGGTATGTGAAGGATGGGTATATCTAATGCCAGCAAAATATAGTCCAACAAGTCCTTATCTAATTACAAAAATCACAAGGAACTATTTAGATGTTCTATCTATCAGACCTGTTAGTGCAGAGAAGGACGATTTTCTTTATACAATAGAAGCACAATATGCGCTACGCCCAGACCTATTAGCCTTTGACGTATACGGTACTCCAAATCTTTGGTGGGTATTCATACAACGTAATTTAGATACTCTACAAGATCCCATATTTGATTTTGTTCCTGGTGTACAAATATATCTTCCTAAGAAAAGTACATTATTCAAAGTTTTAGGAGCTTAAATGACCATATTGAAAAATGTAGTTAAGGCCACTATAGCTACAGCAGCAGCGGGAGCAGCAGCATCAGCAGCATCTAAATTAGTCAAAAAAGATTTTGGACTTGCAGGTCTTAAAAATGCCGCTCAAAATTTAGGATCTGGATTAAACAGTGGATTAGACAAACTTAAAGGCGGTCTTAACATAGACCCAAGTCAGGTCTTAAATAAAATTCCAGGCCAATCTGTAAATGAAATCGATACTGGAAAAAAGGGTGGTAATATTAAAACACCTGAGGCAAAGACAAGATCAACACCAAAAGAAGAAGGTCAGAAAGAATTTGATATTAAAGAATTACCTTTACGCAACATACTGTCTAACTATGCCAGTGTAAACTATAATTGGACATTGAGTGTACTATCGCCATTTGCTGTAAATTTCCCTGATGAAAGTTATAAAAAAGGCCAGTTAGGGCGTGTAATTTTTAAAAGTGGCAGTGCAGATCCAGAAAATAGAGTTAGCTTGCCTGCTTATGCCAGTTCCACTTTGGGTGATGTTGCAAAAAACCCACCAGATTATAACCCAGATGGAAAATTTGATTTCTTTATTGACAATGTTAAAATTGCAGGCGTAATTGGATTAGATGAACTGACTAAAAATACTAACTCGACCACTATGAGTTTTACAGTATTTGAACCTTATAGTATAGGATTATTTTTTCAAAGTTTGCAAATGGCAGCTGCTCAAGAAGGCTATGAAAACTGGGTGGTCATGCCTGTATTATTAACCTTAGAGTTTAAAGGTCATTATAGCCCAGATGATCAATTCAAAGAAAAAATAGTCACTGTTAGACATTTTCCAATAAAAATTACCAACATAGAATTAAAAGTTACTGATCGAGGTAGTCAATATGATTGCACAGCAGTAGCTTGGAATGATGAAGCATATAGTGAAGAAATAAGTTCCGTAAAAACTGATTTGAATATACAAGGTAGCACTGTTCAAGAAATGCTACAGACTGGTGTACACAGCCTACAAAGAACCATAAATGATCTATTATTAGAACAGGCTATTAAAAACAAAATTCCTATACCTGATAAAGTTATTATTTTATTTCCAACTGATACTTCTACAATAAGAGAAGACAATTCCACTGATGACAGCAGCAATCCTAGAGGTGCCACAGTAAGTTCAACTGATAGGCAAACTAGTGTGTTTAAGAAACTGGGTTTAGAATTGGCCAGTGATAGTTATAATTATGAGCAAAAAAGTGGTGTTAATCCAATAGGCAAAGCTAGTATGGGATTTACTGATCGAAGAAAAGTAGAATCAGTATTTGGCAAAGATAATATTGTATGGGATAAGGACAGTAAAGTTTTTACTCGAGGTGCGTTAAAAATAGACAGTGATAAAGGTCAGGCGCATTTTAAACAAGGCACTCAAATTAGTACTATTATTAATGAAGTAGTCAGCAGTAGTTATTATGGTGTATCAGCTCTACAGTCAGAAAATATTGAAAATGGCCAAGTACAATGGTATAAAATTAACAGCCAATATTATCTATTAGATAGTAATGCTAATATGAATACTACAGGTAGAATGCCCACAGTTACAGTATTTAGAATAGTTCCTTATAGAGTAAGTAAATCACTTTTTATGCCCCCAGCCGACAAACCTGCTGATGCAAAAAAAGAAATAGAAAATGCTCTTAAAGAATACAATTATTTTTACACTGGTAAAAATACAGAAATTATGGATTTTCAAGTAAAATTTGCATCAACATTTTATACGGCTACAACGTCGGATGCAGGTATCAATAACCAAGATGCCAAACAACGTAATAAAAATGCCACAGTGGCAACTCCTACAACTACGGCACACATTGAAGGGGGCAAAGTTACAAATTTTAGACGTAGAGAAGATGGCACTCTATATGATGCCACAGAAGAATATAAACAAGGCAAGCACGGTGATGTACAAATTGGCAGTGCCGCTACCAAATTATTAGTAAGACCAAGTGAAATACAATATAAAAAAACTGGAGGTGGTGTGATGCCTCAAGATGCTGGGAATATTATTGTACATCAATTTCAAAAGGCTATAAATCAAAGTGGCGATATGATCACTGTATCTATGAGAATCTTGGGTGATCCTTTCTATTTAGGTGATAGTGGATTTGGTAATTATACAGCACAAAGTACTACAAATGATGATGTGACTAGTGATGGCACAATAAATTATGAACGCAGTACGGTTTATATCAAGATAAATTTTAGAAATCCTATTGATATTAATGGAAATTTGTATGATTTTCCTGGACCAAAAGCAATACCTATAATCAGTGGGTTATACAGGGTCAATACTTTGGAAAGCACTTTTGATCGAGGACTATTTGCTCAAACATTAGAACTATCAAGAATGCCTAATTATGACCTTGCCGACACCAAGTCAGAAACCAGTGGCCAACAGCAAACCAGTGATCAAGGGCCATTTGGTAATCCACCAAAATCAGATCAAGAAAGAGCATCAACAGATCCTGCAGCAGGAGGCGGATAATGCCTGAAATGAATAGAAAATCGTTGGATGAAGATTCAACAAGTAAAGAAACTGGACTAGTATTAGCCATAGTGGTCAGTCATTTGGATCCTGATTACATGGGGTCCTTGCAGGTTGAAAAATTAAGGCAAGTTGGTAATGATTCTAAAAGAACTGGACAGCTGGCCAGTGTAAAATATATCAGTCCTTTTTTAGGCATCACTAATGGCGACGCTAACAGTAAAGAAAATGTCTACGAAGGAACTCAAAAAAGTTATGGTATGTGGATGGTGCCGCCAGATATTGGCACTGTGGTTGTTTGTATGTTTGTTGAAGGTGATCCATCAAGAGGTTATTATTTAGGCTGTATACAGGAAAAGGATATGAATTTTATGATTCCTGGATATGCAGCTACCAGTTTTCATGCTGATGGCATACAAGAACGGGTGCCTGTTGCTGAATATAATAAAAAAGCAGATTTACAAATTAAAAAAGATGCAACAAAGATTGAAAAACCACAACATCCATTTACCAATATATACAACAATCAAGGGTTATTACTTGATGATATTAGGGGCATAACAACCAGCAGCGCACGTAGAGAGTGGCCCAGTGCTGTGTTTGGTATTAGTACTCCTGGACCTGTAGATAAAGATGGTCCTATGAATAGATACGGCAAAAAAGAATATGAAATAAACAATATGCCATCTAGCAGATTGGGTGGTAGTAGTTTTGTCATGGATGATGGTGATGATAAATTTCTTAGATTGTCATCGGCGAGGAATGGGCCGCCAGAATATGCTGCTGTAGAAGATGGTGAAACTAACGGTGATCGTAAATTACTTCATAATGAACTTGTACGTATACGCACACGCACCGGGCATCAAATATTATTACATAACACCGAAGATTTAATCTATATAGGCAATGCCAGAGGTACTAGTTGGATAGAACTTTCTAGTGATGGTAAAATAGATATCTATGCAGAAGATAGTGTCAGTGTGCATACAAAAAATGATCTTAATTTTTATGCTGCCCGTGATATTAATATGGAAGCTGGACGCAATTTTAATATAAAAGTTACAGAAGAGATGCATACGAATGTGCTAAAAGATCATATATTAATTGTAGATGAAAATCAAAAAATTCATATTAAAAAAGACGTTGATATAACCTATGATCAGGCTTTTCATCATAAAATTAAAGAGGACGTAAACATTCAGTTTGATTCAAATTATCTTCATACAGTGAGCAGCGATTATGATTTTAATGCAGGCGGACATATTTTTATGACTAGTGGGGGCAGTAATGAGACAAATGCCGGTGGCAGTATCATAGAAAGTGCTTCAGTAATACACATGAATGGCCCAAGCGCAGCCACAGCAGCAAAGGCAACCAAAGCTGAATTGCCTAAAGAGTTAAAAACTCATAGTGTTCCAAATGAAGAAGGCGAGGAATTATATAAAAGTATCATGCGT